ATGTGTGAATTAACTCGGGCCATAATAAATTACCATCATGATAAGTCAACATAGCAAATCCTGATCGCCAGTTAGTTGGCGATAGTTCAAGGTAATTTTCAAATTGTGGGCCTGTCGGTTCAGCCAATGTGCCTGTGTCCACACCATAACGTGTGCCGTTATAATCATCAAAAGGAGTCACTTTAAGGCTGTGTAGATGCCCTGTGACAATGTTTACGCCAGCATTAACAGTGTTGTTGTGTGTAGCGTGTACACCGCCTTTCCAACGGTGTTTAACGACTGTATTTTCCGTAGGCCAACACGCCCAACATGGATGCCAAGCAGGAAAATGGTCTTTTAAGCTAAACCCTTTGACAAACTCATATTGCGGTGCATTGGCAGCTAGACGATTCTCAAACCTTGCATCATGGTTGCCTAACGTCCAAATCAATTGTGTGTTGTGCCGTGTTTTCTTGGCTACATCTTCAATCTCACCCATTGCTATTTCACAGGCTTTAAGTTCTTGAATTACAGATGGTGTGGAATCCCAACCAATTCTTGGATAGCGAGAAATACTAGCGCCATCAAAAATATCGCCATTGGCAATAACTGCATTGGGTTTAAACTCTTTAATAGCCCATAAAAGTCCTTTAAATGCCGTAGTATGTATACTAGGCCAAAAATGAGCATCACTAAAAACAATAACAGTGCCATTTAATATTCCTAAATCTTTACGGGCTGCGCTAGGTTTTGTAGATATAGTTTGTATAGGTTTTTTTGCTTCTAAAGATTCACCATATTTAACTTCTAAAGCCCTGCGTCTACGAGAAATATTCCTGATATTCATCCCCGTAGCTGTTGCCATGTGAGTCGCTGACTGATACTGTTTCCACAATTCAAGGAATTCTTGGTCATTTATCTTCATATATGCGCCTTGTTAAGTAAGGTGTATTACCACACATATATGTGACAAATTAATTTAACAATATGTTCTAGTGCCTTGTTTATCAATGATTAATGCCATTTTGCGTGGTTCTGCATTTTCAACGTTGGGAATTGAAACATGAGTCCAGCGATCAAACTCTCTTATACATTGGTCATACTGCAAATCAGAATTGGTAATTGCTTGCATCACTTCATCTGGCGTCATGTTTGGCACACGAAAATCGCAAGCGCACCCAAGTCTATGTTGTGATTTATCGGTTGATCCCACTGCACGGTTAACTTCCGCACTGCGAAACGCACTATTCACCATGATTGCTTTACCACCTAGAAGTTTCTTTACTTCTTCCAAAAATAAACTTAGACGTTTCAGATTTTCTAATTCTTGGTCGTTGGGTGTATTGTCAAACTCACGGTGATCTGTAAATGTCAATTCCTCAAGGGTAAAGTGCAAAGTTAAATTCATGATTTTGGACTAGATTGGTGGAGTAGTTCGTCTTTTTTCTGGCTACCCGCAGATGATCCAAAGTAAAAAGCAATAATGCCCGTCCACGCCGTTCCTAGCGACCCAAGCATTAGCATTAGTGCATCAGATGTTTTAAAGTGTTCGGTCATCAAACCAACCAAAATACCAAAAAATCCAATGGTGACAGCAATAGCCATAATGCCAGGTATCCAAGACTGAGTAGTCGATTGCATCTGTCTGGCTGACTTACGGTCATCAACAGCAATCTTTTCAAAGTCTAAACCCATTTCTTGCGCCCTTGCCGCCATAGCTATTTCAGCAGTCTTAATCTGGGCTATTTGGTCAGCGGTTAACTTACCCTCGGCAATGGTCTTATTAACGTCTTTAGGGTCAATTCCAACAGCTTTAGATATTGCATCAACAGCAAGTCCAGCCAATGGCCCACCCAATGCTGTGGCAATAGTAGGTGCAATTTGTTTAAGCCAATCCATTATTTTTCCTTTGCTTCATTAATTAATTTTTGAATCTGTTTTTGTTGGTGTTGTGTCTCATGTTTTGTTTCCAGAATATCCATGTACATCATCCCCATCAAAGGCAATATGACAACAAAAACAAAACACATTACAACTAAACCAATTAAAAACCCCATCGAACTTTCCTGTCTAGAACTATTAGATACGCCATTAGATACAGGTACAGAATAACCACCATAGTCGCTATTAGATACAGAGCCTTGTCTTGCAGTGCGCTTATCATTTGCTTTCGTTGCCATTGTTTAAGTCTTTCACGCTGCCTTAGCTCTTCTTCTTGTTGTTCCTGTTCTGCTTGAATTACCTTTCGCATTTCTATGAAATCTGTATATATTGCACCCAACTCAGGTGGGCTTTGATATATCAAAGTCTCTCTCAATTCAACTTCCATCTGCTCCATTCTTCTTTGAGCCAACACCCTATCTAGGGCTTGTTGATTCAATGAAACAGTCTTCGGTTTCTTTTCTTCTTCTTTAACAACCTTGACTAAGGTTTCTTGTGCAGTAAAGAATTTACCAAGGTGACCACTGATGTCTTGAATGACTTCAGCCACTTCAGTACCTGCTGCTTTGTATTCTTTATAAAGGGCACAACCTTGTTTGATATAGCCAACAGCCGTGCTTGCCATTGCAATAAGAGTGATCGGATCAATTTACAGCCCCAACAGTTTTTTAACAAACTCAGCCGCCACGCCTGGTCCGAATAAGACGCAAACCATTACCGCATAAAGCAGGTATTCAATCTTGGTCATGCGCTTGTCGCCGTCAGACAGTGACTTTTGAATGGCTTCGTACCGTTGTTTGCAAACAGCCTCATGTACTGCAAATTCAATTTCAAGTTCTTCACTCATGATTCATCCGCTGGAAGTGGTGTGTTGCCCTCTGCAAGCCATGCAAGATACTCAGGTGTGGTTACAAGGCAAGATTCTTGTTTGCCATCAGGCCATTCACGAAAAACCGCATCAGCTTCTGATTGACCAGAACGGCGATAAAGTTTCCAAATAGGTTCGTTCATAGCTCACATCCTGTAAATTGAATTTGTCCTGTACCTGAAGCATTGCCAAATAAATGAACTCCGTATCCAGCCGTAATTGATGTAGATGGAATTGTTACATCTAAACAACCTGCTTTTGTTCCACCACCACCATAAGCAATAGCACTTGCAATAGAGTTTGCATTTCCGTTTGCAGTAAAGTTTGCAGGATTAACAGCCGTTACACCTGTTGGAGAAACTCTTGTTTCAACAGGAAATGCCACAGTAATACGAGCAATAGTTGTTGTAGCATAAAAACCAGCGCCAATTTCAAAACCCGTTGTTCCTGTTGTATTAAAACAAGGCAGATACCTTTGACACAAAGCCAACTCAGTACCATAAGGTCTGTAATCAAAGCTCGTTGCTGTTGAGCCTTTTTCTAGCTGTACGCCTGTGATGTAGAAAGTAGCGCCGTTTGTGCCGACAACCGAAACAGAACCAGTTGGTTGAGCCAAATTACCTGCCCCCCATGCTCCAGCAGTACCACTAAACGTAGAGCCACTACCCAAACCAAAACGAACAACAATGCCAATTCCGTTTGTTGTCAACCATGTGCCACTTGTGTCTCCTGCAATAGTTACTGAAATTGTTGTCCAAGTATTTGCTGTTGGAATGGAATAGGAAAATAAATAAGAACGATTTGCCGCACTATTAATTAAAGCGCCACCAAAAGTTCCTGTAAGGCTTGAATAAACCCTAAAAGATAAAGTTACTGTTGAAGCAGACGCAGTACCAAATCCAAAATCAGAAGTATTAAACCCCTCAATTGTTTGGCTAATAATAAAGGTATCGCCAGTTAAAACTGAATACGCAGAAGTAGAAGTAATACCCAAATAATTGGTAAACCCTACTGGAGGGGTAATTGAGCCAGCATTTTGTTGAACAGAAAACTTTGAAGCCTGTGTAATTATTGCAGACCAACGGTCTAACGTGTATGCACTTGCGGTTGGAGTAACACTAGCCCCCGCATTCCTTTGGTCAATCACCATTCCACCATTGATGATGCGGTTCTTGAAACCTGTGTATTGAACCCCTGTGCAATTTGTCAAAACACCACTTGCAGGAGTTCCTAAAGCTGGCGTTACTAATGTTGGGCTAGTATCTAACACCATCTTTCCTGTGCCAGTAACCGCATTGGTTAGCGTTACTCCGCCATAGGTCAATGTTGAACTTAACGTAGCCGCACCAGCCACGTTAGCTGTAGTACCCACATACAAGGCCTTAGCCACACCAATACCGCCAGCAGTAATGATTGATCCAGTAGAGGTACTAGATGAGTCTGTGACCAGTGTGGATGTAATGCCCTGTGCAAACGGTATGCGAGCCGTTGTAGCGGTCTGACCGTCTTTTGTGATAGCCGTAGACAGACCCGTTGCCAAGTCTGCTGTAAGGGCGTTAAAGGCGGTCGATGAGATTACCGTGCCTGTGACTACTGGTTGCCCAGTGGTGTTTATTTGAAAAGTCCCGCTGCCGTTGTAACTCATTGCATCACCTATTTGGTTGTTGTGCCAAAGTATTTGCTAAAGCCGCATTTCTGGCTTGAGCTTCATTGAATTGTTTTACCGCCAAAGGTAAATCTCGCAATGTACGCATCGCTGCTGGGCCTTGTTGCATCAGCAATTTTGCCATCTCATTGCGAGTTTGCTCTGGTGTAGAAATCTTTTTTCCAAGATTCATAACCGTACTTATCAGCGGGGCGGGATTACCTTGTCCAGCACTTGCCATAGCTTGCCCTGCTTGCACTGCATCACCAGCATCTAATTCACCCGCCGACAATAAACGCTGTGCTGTTTTTGTGCCTCGACCAGTTTGCTCAATTTCTTTTAATCGAGCTTCTTTAGCCACAGATGCCGCAAATTCACGGTAATCCTTGCCAAATATTTCTTTAAGTTTTCCGCTGGTGGCTGGCTCTTTCCACATTTTTAACAATGATGTTTGACCAGCTTCAGTGCCAACCTTGTCCCGCAAAGACTGTAAAGCACCAATTTTAAATGCTTCTAATTCACTGGCGCTCATGCCTTTGGTTAACTCAGAAACACCAATCTCATCAGTTTTCATTGCGGTGCGACCAGCTTTAACTGCACCCTCTAATTGAGATGGGCCTGCAAACGCATCTCTTGCCATTTTGTAAATGGATTCTTTTGTTGTTGGGTCTTTAGGACTTAACTTATCCATCTTGTCAATTAAGTCTCGTCTAAGTTGATCATAAGATCGACTGAGATTAGTTGGTTTACCTAATTCACCTTTTGAATTTTCACCCAAATCATATAGAGCTTGCTTAATTTTATCTAGCGCATCAAAGGGAATATCATCGCCAGGCTTGATTTTGGATAAATCAATTGGTGTTTGACGATTTAATTGAGAAAGTTCTTCATAACCTTTATGAGCTTTTGGTGCGGCTTGCAATAGTTTATTCAACTCAGGATCAACCTTGATTGATAAATTTTCAATTTGCTTATACAAAGGTGCGGCTTCGGTTTGCTTTTGCTTAACCAACGCATCTAATGTAGTTTTATAACCAGCACCACCAGTGCCTAAAGCCTCATCAGCCGCCGTCATTATTCTTTCGGGACGTGTAGCTTGTCTATTGCGAATAAGCTGTTCTACAAGGGTTTTAGTTTGTCCTGGCAAGGTTGCCAACGTATCCAACAAAGTTTTTGTAGGTTGTCCAGCCGCATCTACCAAAGTTGCCTCAGGGCCTAGTTTGGATAATCTGGCTTCAATCTGGCTTAACGCATTACCAGCACCGCCAGGCTCAAATAATGAGCCTACACCGCTTTTTGACAATACTTCAGCAATTTTTAATTTTGCCGCATCAGCAGCCGAACTTTCACTAACCCTTTGAGCAATATTGCTACCTAAGGCGCCAGCCGCTTTAGTGCTACCTTGAAATACTGGGCCAAGAATACCGCTTATCATCATATTTTTTTGTAACGTGCCACCATAATCTTGTTGTTGAGTTGGCTCAGTCACAGGGGTCATCAAACTAGTTCCTGCCCCCATTGCGCTACCAGTTGCCAACAATCTAGGAATAGTGGATACAGCTGAAGCAGGCAAAGCCATTGTTAATGCAACATTTGGAGGGCTAATAATATTGCCAACCATTCTGTTTGTGTCGAATCCTTTGTTTTGCCGATTAGCTTGATATGCGGCTTCACGTTCAGCAATAGCTTTATCCATTGCTTGTTTGTCACCTAAACCAGTTTCCATTGCTAACCGACCACCAGCATAAAAAGGATCGGTAGCGCCCATCCATAAACTTGGCAATGGGTTTTCACTATTTTTCATTTGTTCCAACACATTGGATGGCAACAATTGTGGCGCTTGTTTACCAACAGGTGCAACGGTTGGTTGATCAGGCGTTGGTGCTGGAATTACGTCAG